GCAGAACGTCTCTCCCCGACACGATCCAGAGAACCCAGAACCAGTCCATTTCGATCCAAAAACTTTCCAGATCAATGACAAATAAAACCAAAACGAAACAGCGCTTACGAGGGGCAACTGAACCACGGCTTCACAGCCCTTATCTCAAAGGGAAATCGCTGGTCAAAGATGTAGAAGATATTGCTGAGATGATTGGTCAGCCATTAATGCCATGGCAAAAATTTATTGCAGCCGATATGTTGCGTGTAAATACAAAAAATGAATTCATCCGCAAGTCAAACCTGCTATTAATTGCAAGACAGTCAGGAAAGAGCCATTTTGCTCGTATGCTCTGTTTGGCTCACCTATTTAAGTGGTCATCTAAGAATATCCTCATAATGTCATCGAATCGAAGCATGGCATTGACATCATTTAGAGAAATTGCATATATCATCGAAGCCAACCCATTAATGCTTGCAATGGTTAAGCAAATTAGATATGCCAATGGAACTGAGTCAATCGAACTATTAGATGGCACTCGTTTAGATGTTGTTGCGGCAACCAGAGATGGTAGTCGCGGCAGAACCGCCGATTATTTATGGATTGATGAATTACGCGAAATCTCAGAAGAAGCATTTCAGGCTGCTACGCCAGTCACACGCGCACGCGCTAATGCGCAAGCGCTTTATACTAGCAATGCCGGAGATGCGTTTAGTTCTGTGCTTAATAACATTGTCGAACGCGCTAGATCGTATCCACCAAAGTCTTTAGGTTATTACGAATACTCAGCACCTCAGTATTGCAAGATAGATGATCGCAATGCGTGGGCAATGGCTAATCCTGCACTTGGTTACACCGTGTCAGAAGAAGCAATTGAAGAAAGCATTGCAACATCCAGTATTGAAACAACGCGAACTGAAAGTTTGTGCCAATGGGTCGATTCTCTTCAATCACCTTGGCCGCTAGGAGTCATTGAAGCAACTTCTAATAGTGATCTAATTATGTCGGTAGGTGCAATTACTATATTTGCTTTCGACGTAAGTCCATCGCGTCGCAATGCAAGCATAATTGCCGGACAAGTTCTTCCTTCTGGCAAAATAGGCTTTGGTTTAATGAAAACATGGGAAAACGCAGTAGCAGTCGATGATCTAAAGATTGCGGCTGATATCAAGGCTTTATGTGATGAATGGAAACCTAGAACGGTTATGTTTGATAAATACACAACGCAATCCATTGCTGATCGCTTATCTAATGCAGGTGTAATGGTGGAAGATTGTTCAGGGCAGAAGTTTTATCAAGCATGTGGCGAATTACTGGATGGATTCGTTAATAACCGTGTTGAGCATCAAGGTCAAGCAGAATTAGTCCAGATGTTTAACAACTGTGCAGCAAAAACCTCAGATCAGGCTTGGAGAATCGTAAGACGTAAATCTGCTGGAGATGTTAGCGGTGCAATCGCAACTGCAATGGTCGTTCACAAACTTTCAATGCCAATTTCGAAACCTCAGATATTTGCTTAGACACTTCGTGTCGTTTTGTCAAATACTGGACAATGTATGATATTATGTCCAAATGGGTTTATTCTCGCGTAGCGAAGCACCAGCAACAAAGCCTTCAATCGAAGCACAATATGAACCGCGCGTTATGGGCGATGCTTTTAGCATGTATTATCCCTATTCAATTCCAACACTTGTCAGAGCAGATGCTATGTCTGTGCCAACTGTTGCACGTTGCAGAAATTTAATCTGCTCAACTATTGCGGCAACGCCATTATCGTTGTATAAGAAATCAACTGGTGAAGAACTTGGAAATCCAGTTTGGTTAGATCAACCTTCATATTCACAACCTCGTTCAGTAACGATATCGTGGACTATCGATTCGCTGCTCATGTTTGGAGTAGCCTATTGGGAAGTTACAGAAACTTATGCAGATGATGGACGTCCTGCAAGATTTCAATGGGTCGGTAATGATCGTGTTAATTTAGAACTTAATCGTAATTCAACTGAAGTTCAGAAATACTATGTTGATGGATATGAGCGACCACAATGGGGTCTTGGAAGTTTAATTACGTTTCAAGGACTTGATGAAGGAATTCTTACACGCGGTTCACGCACTCTTCAAGCAGCCATTGATTTAGATAAAGCAAGTGCAATCGCATCTAGCACACCACAACCAACTGGTTTCATTAAGAATTCCGGCGCTGATCTTGATCCTAAAGAAGTTTCAGGATTACTTGCTGCTTGGCGCCAAGCGAGAAATAATCGTTCAACTGCTTATCTCACCTCTACTTTGGATTATGTCACAACTTCGTATTCTCCAAAAGATATGATGTATAACGAAGCAAAACAATATCTTGCAACTGAAATTAGTCGTTTAATGAATGTGCCAGCAATTTATGTTTCAGCAGATATGAATTCTAGTTACACATACACCAACGTCTTAGATTCACGAAAAGATTTTGTTGCGTATTCATTGCAACCATTTATCTCTGCTATTGAAGATCGTTTATCAATGGATGACATTACAGCGCGAGGAAATGAAGTTCGCTTTGATCTTGATTCAACATTCTTGCGTGCTGATCCAATGGCTGAACTTATGGTTATTGAAAAACTATTAACTCTGGGATTGATCACTCCAGAGCAAGCAATGGGAATGACTGATCTATCACCTAACGGAAATGAAGGAATGTAATGAGAATAACCTTCGATGCAGCGTTTGCAGCAGATGTTCAGGCATCTAGCGAAACACGACAAATAAGCGGAAAGATAGTTCCACTCGGTACCGAAACTGGAAACACTTCTGCTGGAGCAGTAATTTTTGAGCGCGGTTCCATTCAAATACCAGAACCAAAGACAATCAAGTTATTGAGTCAACATGATGTCAAGGCACCATTAGGACGCGCTCAATCCTTTACAGAAACAGATGACGCTATTCACGCGACATTCAAGATCAGTAACTCATCACGCGGAACAGACGCTTTAATTTTGGCGAGCGAAGGTTTGCAAGCAGGACTTTCAGTTGGCGTTGAAGTTATTAAATCAAAGCCTATTGATGGCGTAATACATGTGAGCGCAGCGCGACTCATGGAAGTAAGTTTAGTAACAGAGCCAGCCTTTAAGTCTGCTCAGGTTACTGATATCGCAGCAGAAGATGCCGAAGAGGTAAAAGAAGTTGCAGAAGAAACCAACACTCAAACAGAAAGCGAGCAAACTGTGGAGCAAACTCCAGAGTCGATTGCAGCACCAGAAGTTGAAGCAGCAGCAGTTGAAACTGCTCGCCCAACTGTTACTGCAATGGCATACACAAAGCCACGTCAAGCACCACTTACATCAGGTCAATACTTAGAACATCACATCAAAGCAGCATCAGGTTCAGACGAATCACGTCAGATCATTCGTGCAGCAGATGATGACACATCAACAAACACAGGATTAACTCTTCCATTACACATGAACGAGTTCATCACAAATCAAGTTACATCACGCGCTGCTATTGAAGCAGGTTCACGCGGTGCGCTTCCATCTTCAGGATTAAGTTTTACAATTCCTCGCATCACAGGTAATGCTGCTGCTGGAGATGTAAATGAAAACCAACAGACAACTGAAACTGGGATTACTAGCGATTATGCAACTATCTCAATAAATAAATTTTCAGGTATGCAAACGGTTTCATGGGAGTTACTTGATAGAAGTGCGCCTTTGTTCTATGACGAAATGATTAAGAATCTCACAAATTCTTACGCTAACGCAACAGATGCAGCAGTAATTGCAGCACTTCTTGCAGGCGGTACAGCAGCAACAGCAACTACAACCGCTAACGCTGCTGGATATCAAGCGTTCGTAGCAACAGAAACTGCTGCTGCATATAAGGGAACAGGTCAGTTTGCTAAGAACATCATTGCATCGACTGATACTTGGGCTGCATTTATGGGATTTGCGGATACAACTGGTCGCAGCCTTTATACTGCTTCACAACCTGCTAATGCTTCTGGCGCAATGGCTCCAACAGCGTTGACTGGTTCAATTCTTGGTTTGAATCTTTATGTCGATCCAAACATCGGCGTATCTGGTCTAATCGATAACTCTTCATATATTGTGTCACCAGATTCATACACAACTTATGAATCTCCAACTACTAAGTTGCAGGTTCAACTTCTTAATACAGGTCAGGTTGAAATTGCAGTTTATGGATACCTTGCTATCGCAATTAAGAATCCACTTGCGATCCGTAAATTTAATATCGCGTAGTTAGCAATACACTAAGTCGCTGGGAGCAGAGCGCAGCCCTTGCTCTGCTCCCAGTTTTTAGAAAGGAATAAGGAATGGCATTAACAACACCAACTGAACTTGCTACAACTTTGGGTGTCGGCACTCTTTATTCAGACGCGACCTTGCAAGAAATTTGTGACGCAGCAGATGCGGTATTACTTCCTATGCTTTGGAGTCCTACTTGGTACACAGTTGCTCACAGCAATGTTGTAGGTTATGGAACTCTTTATTTTAACGATCCTGTTTATGGAACTTTTTATGTAGGGCAATCAGTCACAATCGCCAATTCAGGTTCTTCCTATAATGGCACAAAAACAATTACATCACTTGGTACATATTCTTTTACTGTTGCTACAAACCATAACAACATTCAGCAACGTCATCCGATTGCTCCTTATGGAACAGTATCAACAACTTCTTATACAACATGGACAGATGACACAGCAGTTCAACTTGCTGCATTAATGATTAGCATTGACATTTTCCAATCTAAGCAAGCACCTGCATCCGGTGGCGTAAGTATTGATGGATATAGTCCGTCACCTTATCGCATGGGTAACACACTTCTCGCGCGTGTCAGAGGATTAATTTCTCATGCGCTCTCACCTAATTCGCAAATAGGATAGTTATGCCAGCGATTACAACACTTCGCACTACTATCGCAACTGCATTAGCATCATCAACTTGGTCAACTTATTCTTTTCCACCTGCAACAATCCCTGCAAATAGCGTTTGTGTAATTCCTTCCGATCCGTGGATTACACCTACAAATAACGCGCAAGCAAGCGTTGCACCACTAGCAAACTTTCGTTTAGCCCTTGCTGTGCCATTACTGGACAATCAAGGAAATTTGAACGGAATAGAAAGTATGGTTGTTAGCGTGTTTAATAAACTCGCAACGTCTGGACTTGTCTATAATGTAACAGCAGTAAGCGCACCTATTGTTCTCAGCGTAGCAAGTGGAGATTTGCTAAGTTGTGACCTATCCATAGCAATCCTAACGAGTTGGAGTTAAATATGTCCGATTGGGAAAAAGAAAATGCAGCCTTCCTAGAGAAAATCGGGCAGGTCGCACCTAAGCAAGAAACAAAACCAGTAGCAACCAAGAAAGATGAGGAATAAATCAAGTGGCAATTTACCTAAGTAATCAAGTAAGCGTGGTTGTCAACGCAGTTGACATCTCATCATTGGTGAGCAGCGCTACAATTAACAGACAGTTTGACGAAGTAGATATCACTTCAATGGGGGACTCTGGGAAACGCCAGACCAAAGGATTGGAATCTTCAAGCCTTTCATTGACATTCTATAATGACTCAGCAACATCAAAAACTTTGCAAACACTAAATACAGCATGGGGAACTTCTGTTACTGTTGTAGTTAAGCAAACAGCAGATGCAGTTTCAGCAACCAACCCAAGTTATACAATGTCATGTTTGATCAACGGACTTACACCTGTAAATGGTGACGTCGGAAGCATCTCACAACAAAGTGTAACTTGGAACGTCAACGGAACAATCGCAGTAGCGACTTCCTAATAACTAACGAAAGGGCTAAACCATGGCAAAACTAAAGATAACTCGCAAAGACGGTTCTGTAGGAGAATATGAAATTTCTCCATTAGTTCAATATGGATTTGAGATAACGCACAAAAAGTCGTTTATCAAATCCTTTGTTGAAGATCAGAAGGCTAGTGATTTATATTGGGTTTCGTGGGAATGTATTAGACGTTCGGGTGAAACTGTACCTGTCTTTGGTGAGTCATTCATCGAAACCTTAACTTCGGTTGAGGTAACTTCGGATGATCTCCCTTTGGACTAGGGCGCGATTCCCTCACCTACTTGGTTGCAAAACTTGCAATCCGAGTGGGAGTTGCGCCACAACATATTTTGGAGTTACATCCAGAAATGTTTAAGGCATTGATCCAAGTTCTACAAGAAGAAGCGGAAGAGGCTAAAAATGTCAGCAGAAGTCGTAGGAGCAATTAACCTACGCAAAGCGCTGATTAATTATGCACCCGATCTTCAAAAGCAGTTAAAGACAGAGATAGCCAACGCTCTAAAGCCTATTGTTAAAGAGGCTAGGGGTTATGTGTTTTCAGATGGTGACATCATGCACGGTTGGCTACCTCGTTCTTTTTCTGAAGCTAAGTTTCCAACCTATGATGCTAAGTTAATTCGTAAAGGCATCACATTCAAAACTACCCCTGACAAAGTAAATAACAGAGGTTTCTCTACGCTTGCATCTATTCGTAACCAGACTGGAATCGGCGCTATTGCAGAAACAGCAGGACGTGTTGGACATCCTCAACCTTGGGTTGGTCCAAATAAAAACGTGGGACAAAAACGTTATTCACATTCTATCAATCCCAAAGCAGGCGAACAATTTATTAAAAATCTTGGTCAATTATATGGCGATAGATATAAGGGCGGCATTGCTGATCGTCGCGGTCGTTTCATTTATCGCGCATGGGCTAACAACAATGGTCATGCCATTGGCGCATATTTTAGAGCAGTAGAGAAAGCAACTAAACAATTTAACCGCCGCACATCCATCGTCGATGTTAGAAGGGCTGCATAATGTCCGATGTATCCAAGATTTTTATTGCTATTGCTTCAGAGTTCACAGGCAAACCAGCATTTGATAAAGCAGGATCAGCAACAAGTAAATTACAGAAGTCGGTCATGGGACTTGCCAAAAGTCTTGGTGTTGCTTTTAGCGTTGCAGCAGTTGTTAGATATGGTAAGGCTGCGGTTAAAGCAGCATCAGAGGATGCGCGCGCACAGGCACTATTAGCAACTCAGTTAAAGAATGTTGGATACCAATTAGCAGATATTGGTGTTGAACAATTCATTGGCAACATGGAAAAGACTACGGGCATCCTCGATGACCATCTTCGTCCTGCATTTTCTAAGTTGTTGGTTGCAACAGGCTCAGTTGCTAAGTCACAGGAATTAATGAATGTTGTTTATGATACTGCTGCTGCTCGTACATTAGACGTTGAAACAGTCGCAAATGCTTTGTCAATGGCGTGGGGCGGCAATGTCAAGGGATTAAAAGCATTAGGACTCGTCTATTCTAAGACAGAACTAAAGACACTAACCTTTGCAAAAATTGAAAAAGATTTAATTAGTTTGTATAAAGGTTCTGGAAAAGCAGCCGCCGAAACATTTGCTGGAGCAATGGATCGCCTTAATGTTGCTTCTAAGAACGCACAGGAAACAATCGGCTACGCTCTTATTGGTTCACTTGATGATCTTGGTAAAAACACAGCCATCGATATTCTTATTGGTCAAATGGAAGATTTCTCTGGAGCGATTGCAGATGCAATTACTGGATGGGGATTATTAGGAGAATCAATAACACTTGGTTTGCCTGCTCCTAAACCGCCAACATGGCTTTCTGCTTTGGCGTACGGCGGCTTGCTTGGACTCTCTGGCAATTTGGTTAATAATAAAAAAGAACCTTTCCGTATGCAATCTCCAGCAGAGCGCAAAAAGATTGATCAAGAAAACATTAAGATTCAAAAGGATTTAATCCGTATTCAAAAACTTCAGAACAAAACAATTACGGATAACACAAAGGCTTTGAAGGTCAAGACAAAGGGTGAGTTAGCCCTCGATGCCCTTAATAAGATGTTTGATCCACAAAATGCTGAGTTATCTGCTGCCATGGCTGCCGCTACTGACGCAGAAACAAAAGCACGCTTGATGGCTCTCATGGCTATCAATAACAATGATAGCGCTATGGCACAGTTGGCTCTTAATGCACTAAATGCCAGCGATGCTTTGAAAGTATTTAGAGATGCAACACTTGAAGCAATCAAGGCTCTTATTGCACTCATCAAAGCACAGTTAGATAAATTAAATGCTTCACTTGGAATTGGTGGTTGGTCATCATGGATGAATGATCCCAATGCGGTTCAGGGTGGTTTAGCAGGATCAGTTGCAGATAGTTTTATGACTAGCGGTGCAGGTTCTGTTGCTGGATGGCGCGCGGCAGAAGGATTCACAACTTCACTTAGTAGCACACCGACAGTTAACATTTCTATATCTCCAGCAGTTGCAGGCTTAATTGATGTAATTCAAAATCAAACCGCATCGGGTATTTCAACAACAGTCGATAGAATCAACAGTTCTTATATCGCATGACATATCCAATAACGGTCATAACGACATTTGACTTTTCAAATGGCGCTACTTTTGGTTATCCATTTATTATTGGTGATCCTGATCACGGAAAATTCGGCAATGGAACATTATCCGATTCTGCAAGTCCCGATTATGTTGTGGATGTTTCTAATCAAGTTGGCAACATATCAATCAAACTTGGTTACAACTTATTACAAGATCAGTTTGAAGCAGGCACAGCAACAGTTCGCATTTATGACCAAACAGGGGACTGGAATCCCGATAATCCAAACTCCATCTACGCTGGCAAACTTTTACCAAACCGTAAGGTTCGTGTAGCAGCAGTTTATGGTTCTAGTTCTTATTGGCTTTTTAGTGGTTATACATCTGCTTACAATTACTCATATCCTAAAGATCAAGAATTAGGATATGTTGATGTTCAATGCACCGACGCATTTAGATTGTTTAACCTGAGTAACGTTACAACAATTACTGGAGCAGTCGCAGGTGAAACAACAGGACAGCGCATTGGTCGCATCCTTGATACGATTTCTTTTCCTTCTTCGCTGAGAAGCATTGATACGGGTGACTCTTTGGTGCAAGCCGATCCTGCAACAGCACGAACAGCCCTTCAAGCATTAAAAAATGTGGAATTCAGCGAACAGGGAGCGTTTTACATTTCGCCTGAAGGTAATGCAGTATTTATTAGCCGATCTAATCTTGAAAAAAAATCAGGCGGCACGGAGACATATTTCTCCAATGCCGGAGATGGAATTACTTATGCAAACATTACAACTGCATTAGATGACAAACTTATCATTAACCAAGCAACAATTAATCGAATTGGTGGAACTGCACAGACAGCAACAAACGCCACCTCGATTGCAACTTATTTTCCTCATTCGTTGAATCAAAGCAATCTTGTGGTTCAAACTGATACAGAAGCACTCAACATTGCTCAGGCTTATGTTGCTACGCGCAAAGATACAAGCCTAAGAATCGATAATTTGACGCTTGATCTCAGCACTCCAGATTATGCAGCAGGCATTACAGCAGGATTGGCACTTGATTATTTTAACGTGGTCAAGATTAAGAACGTCCAACAAGGCACAACGTATATTGAAAAGACTTTGGAAGTTGTGGGCGTAAATCACGAAATTACACCTTTGACGTGGAGAAGCACGTTTACAACATCTGAACCCATAATCGACGCTTTCATCATCGGCAGTTCGACGTACGGTATAATCGGCACGTCGGCAATGACTTACTAGGAGAATAAAATGGCAACAAACTTTCCAGCAGCAACAGGTGACGTTCTATCAGCAGCAATGTATAACGGTTTAGTAGCCTTTACTGTTGGCTCGGATCAGACCGCAGATTACACAGCAGTTCTTGCCGATCAGTATCAGGCATTAGTGCCAATGAATAAAGCAACAGCGATTGCTTTCAAAATTCCTACTAATGCTTCGGTAGCATTTGCAGTAGGTGCTGTCATTACTATTCTTAATAAAGGTGCAGGTACTTGCACAATCTCAGCAGTTACATCGGGAACAACAACCGTTTTATCTGCTGGAGCAACAGCAGCATCTCCAACTTTGGGTCAATATAAATCAGCCGCGTGTGTAAAAGTATCGACAGATACATGGTACGTCCTAGGGGCAATTTCCTAATGTTAAACACGATTGCTGGATTGCATTACGCAGTTCCAACTGCCAAGGCAGTAGGTGGAACAATCACATCTGATGCAAGTTATTGGTATCACACTTTCTTAGCATCTGGAACATTTACCCCATTAACAACAATTTCATGCGACATTGTTGTTGTTGCAGGTGGTGGCGGTGGTTCATTCGGAAACGGTGCAGGTGCAGGTGGAGCAGGTGGATTATTAGCATTTACTGGTCAATCATTATCAACTGCTCAAACAGTTACAGTCGGTGCAGCAGGCGCAGGCGGTACTGCTGGTAACGGTTACATTGGATTTCAAGGTTCAAGTTCAGTATTTGGATCATTAACTACTGTCGATGGCGGTGGTCTAGGTGGTCGTGATTACTTCGGAACTCTAAATGGAGGCGCAGGCGGTTCAGGCGGTGGCGGTGGTAACCCATCATCAGGTTCAAGTTCTGGTGGTACTGCAACTTCAGGACAAGGTTCTAACGGTGGTAACGGTTCAACAACGGCAGGCGGCGGTGGTGGCGGTAAAGGTGCAGTAGGCACAAACGCAAGCGGAACAACGCCTGGCAATGGTGGTGCTGGTTCATCTACTTACACATCTTGGAGTGCCGTAACAGGTGTTGGTCAAAATGTGAGTGGAACTTATTTTCTTGCAGGTGGCGGCGGTGGCGGAACTTCCGGTGGAAGTTTAGGAACTGGTGGTAACGGTGGCGGCGGTAACGGCGGAAGAAGTGCTAACGATGTTGGTGCAGTAAGTGGAACAGTTAATACTGGCGGTGGCGGCGGTGGCGGTTCATCTGCAACTTCCGGAACTCAACGCAACGGCGGTTCAGGCGGTTCAGGTGTAATTATGGTGAGGTACGCAAAATGAGTCATTGGGCTGAATTAGATTCTCAAAATAAAGTCATCAGAGTTCTTGTTGGTGATAACAATATGCCAGATGAGGGTGAATCGTTTATGAATTCACTTGGCGGTACTTGGGTTAAAACTTCTTACAATGGAACTATACGAAAGAACTTTGCATCGATTGGTTATACCTATGATGAAGTTCGTGATGCTTTTATTGGCGTTCAATGCCATACAACAGCAGTCTTGAATGAAGAAACCTGCCAATGGAAATGCGATGATGTTTCACATGAAGCCAATACTCTGTAAGGCTGGTCAGCAACTTCGTGAACAGATCGATGATTCATATCCCGATCGTGATCGCAAGTCTGATGGATGGATAGGCGATGCGCGGCATCAACGAGCAGGTACAAGTGATCACTTGCCCAATCCGTCTAACGGAATCGTCAGGGCTATTGATGTGGATAAGGATATCAACTCACAGCCCAGCACAGGTGCTTATCTTGCCGACCAGATACGTCTATGTGCCAAAGCAGGTGACGAACGAATTGCTTACGTCATCTATGCAGGCAAAATCGCTTCCTCTAAGAAATCTTGGAATTGGCGTCCTTACGATGGGATTAATCGCCACGATCATCACATCCACATTTCATTTACTACAGCAGGCGATCAGAATGGTCGCTGGTTCAAAATCCCAATGCTAGGAGCAGACAAGTGAAAGACCTAAAAACAGCAGCAGGCTCATGGGCTAGAGCATTTCTTGTAGCAGTTCTATCTCTAGCGGCAGCCGGAGTATCTGATCCTAAAGCGCTTATTGCTGCTGGACTTTCATCCTGTTTGCCACCGATTATCCGTTGGTTAAATCCATCAGATCAGAGCATGGGCATTAAAGCATAATGACTGCCCTTAATTGGGCGGCTCTAGCAGTTGCAACCATCTCGATTGTTACAGGCTTTGTCGGATCAATCCGATGGCTTGTAAAACATTATCTTGCTGAACTTAAACCTAATGGTGGCAGTTCAATGAACGATAGATTGAACCGACTTGAAGGGCGTGTCGAAACAATCATTTCTCTATTAGAGAGGTAACACTTATCACATGGCAAGAAAAGCGACTAAGGTTCTAGAGGATCAGGGTTATTCACCTTTAGAAGCGTACTGCATCGGGCTCAACGAGTTCTGGAAAGGACTCAAAAAGGCTGGTTTCACAACCGAAATCGCCTTAGCAATCGTTGTGGAAAAGACCGCTTATCCTGATTGGATATTGCCTAATCCTGTCAATCCGAACATACCCGAACCTGACTGGTATGAAGATGAGGATGACGATTAAGCGCTACGCAATAATTTCAGATTTGCAAGTTCCCTTTCACGATTTGAAAGCAACTGCAAACATAGCGGCTTTTATTAAGAAGTGGAAACCAGATGAAGTTTTATGCGTCGGTGACGAACTCGACTTGCCCATGCTGGGGAAGTTCAACCGTGGTAAGCCGCAAGAATACGTCGACACTTTGGGACGTGATAGAGATACTTGCGTCGAAGTTCTATGGTCGCTTGGGGTTACGCAACTTGTCAGATCAAATCATCAAGCGCGATTATACGACTCAATCAGTTCCAGACTCCCTGCGTTGCTCGGATTGCCTGAATTAGAATACGAAAACTTTCTTCGTTTAGATGAGATAGGTGTGAAGTTCCACCGCAAGCCTTATGAGATTAATAAGAATTGGATTATGGTTCATGGTGATCAGCAAGCAATCAAACCACAGGGCGGTTTAACAGCCCTAGAAGCGGCTCGTAGGCATGGTAAGAGCGTGGTGTGTGGACACACTCACAGACAGGGCATATCAGCCTTTACAGAGGCTTCAGGGGGCAAATTAGGACGTACTCTGTGGGGATTTGAAGTAGGACATCTAACTGCTGAATGCTCAAAAGGAATGGCATATACGTCAGGCACACAGAACTGGCAAAAAGGTTTTGGCATTATGTACGTTGAACGTGATCGTGTAACACCTGTAACCGTGCCAGTCGAGCGTGATGGCTCATTTGTGGTCGAGGGCAAGCGCTATGGATGACCTGCATATCGACATAAAACGGACAATCGATGACTCGGTTGACGAAGTAGAATCGTTATCATTTCGTTATCAAAATATGCTTGACTAAGCCTAATATCGTGCAACACTAATGCCATAACCGATCGAACGAATCGGGAAAAGGGGCTAAAGATGGGCGCAATGAAAGCAGTTTATATGGACATGGCAGAGGATTTTGAAAACCTCAACGAAACATCCATGAAGTTTAAGGGAAGCAACTGGGAAGCACAGGATGGACGCTTCGAAGG